GGGCTGTATCCGAGAAGGATTGTATTCTCAGTCATATACGGATTCTTGTATACAGTGTATCTACTATTGATAGTACCTATCTTTTGTACACCCATGGCATACTCCATTTTAGTTCCATCAGTATTAGCAGCATATCCCGGAATTGATTCCAACACAGTAGATACAGTTGGAGAACATACCATAAAGTTTGCTCCTCCACCCTTCAATACTAAACGGTGAATCTCGTTGGATACTTTCTGAAGTTTAGTTCCTAATGTTTGAAACCACTCTCCTTGTGAATTGTAATATCCACCCGTACCTGCTGATTGTTGTACGAATTTAACTCCGTCCCAAACTTCATTGTTCTTTGCAGACCAATAATCTACAGTTTGAGCATTCTTAATAAGCATATCAAGAATTTCTAAATCAATTTCGTGTGAAATATACTCACTAAGCATAGCAGTCAATTCAGCCTCAGCATCTAATGAATGATATGCATTCAAGTCTTGAGCAAATTCGTCACTCCATTTAGTTTTCAATTTACGGGTTTTAGCCGTAATTTCCTCTGAACGAAGTTCTAAATTGATTTCAGGAATATCTAACTGTGCATCAAATGTTGCAGATGCTTGACCTGCTTCAAAATCACCACGAGTTGTTGACGTAGGTTGTTTAGTATAAGTTACTACAGCGTTAGTAGCAGTACCTCTAATAATAAACTCAATTTGGTTTGAAGCATTAAGTTTAGTAAATGCAGGATAGTAAGTTGTAATACCACTACCACTAATTGCAAATGCTCTAATTGCCTCAATATCAAGTCCTGATAAAGAGCCTGTAGCAACAGTTACCTTTTTTAATGTTACACCCGCAGATGCTAATGATGAAGATACTACCGAATCATAATTCAAGGCAGAATTCCAAGCAGCTGTTGTTGAAATAGATGAAGTTGTGTAAGTACTAGTAGTAACAGTTGTACTTCTTGTCAATGACTTAGTTACATCGTTAGAAGTGTAGGAGAAACGACCTGCACCGTATAGACCACCTGTGCCGGGTGTTCCTCTACGAGCATCAGTAACACCAAAGACAGAGTCTGCCTGTGAAGTTCTTCCTGAACTCGTTTGGAATCCACCTTGAGCTGTTCCATACTTAAAGTCTAAGAAGAATACCAAACCCGTTGGTAAATTCATAGGCTGTACAGATACGAAGTCTTTAGCAGAAATTTCTGTAAATACACGTCTTACTAGTGGAAGTGCTACACCTGCCCATTCTTCCGAATTGGAATTAGTGCCTGTTCTATTCGCTTCTACGACCAATTGTTTAGCTTGGTTCTCTAAAAGGATAGCAACATTGGATTTTTCTTGTCTCTCGTCAGAAAGACCTTCTAAAAGTCCAATTTTTTCCCACTTCTTAACAAGACCCGCAACCTCCGCTTTGCGGGTACGGTTGTAGTCTACAGGTAGAAATGATTGAATATTCATTATTTATTCTTTTTTAAAATTATTTAATAATTCCCGCAAGTTGTTGCAAACGACTTACCATTTTGTTTTCTTCAAGGATTCTAGGAGACGGTTTAGTCGAATTTAATGTTGACTTTGACGCTCTTGATTCCTTCAAACGCATAGACTTGCTATTAACTTTTGATTTAATTTCGTTCAACGTTGTTGCAAGTGATGCATAGAGTAATTTTGTTTCTCTAATAGACGTTGCTCTATCAAAACTTTCTAAAATTGATACTTTTTGGCTTTCATCCAAATTATGTGCTCTGAACAATTTTCCTGAATATAAAAGTTTCGAGTTGATTAACAGTGACTCATTTATCTTTTTCTTCAAAAATCTAACAGTTCTATAAGCTTCTTGTAATTCCTCTTCTTTAGAATCTAATTCTTCTTTCATTGCTTCCATGTCAGCAGATGGTTCTTCCTCTTCTTCAGAACCTTCCATTTCTGATAGCATTTCTCTAATAAATTCTTCTAAGTCAGATTTTTTAGATGGTTCTTTCATGACAGGAGCTTCTTTAGGTGCAGGTGCAGCCTCAGGCTCTTCCATACCGTCCTCTTCCATCATTGGGTCTTCGTCTTCCATATCTAATTCTCTTAGAATTTCATCTAATTCATCAGAATCTTCTCCATCATACTCATCCTCCATACCCTCACCTTCCATCATCTCATCCTCCATATCCTCACCTTCCATCATCTCATCATCTTTTTCCTCACCTTCCATCTCAAATAGAGTTTCGTCTAGTGAATCATCCTCATCAGTGTACTCATCTTCCTCATATAAACTATCATCCTCTTCACTTTTCATCTCCTCTGCAACCATTCTTTTGATTTTTGGAGCAAATGTTTCAGCTAAACTTGCTTTTGCATTTTCAATAGCTACTTGACGAATCGCTTTCGCATCGGCAATTGCTTCTTTTAATAAATCTTGCATTTGTTTCTATTTTTTGCTAAAAAGATTATTGAAATCCTTATAATACTTTGTTTATTTTTTAAACTAAATATTAATATTTAGTATATACTATTATAAATAGTATACAATTTAATATAAATATCAATATTTTAATTTTTTTTTAATTACAACTGCAAACTCCTTGTATATCGCATATAATATTGGAAATTAACGTATTTATTTTTTTATTCTTTTCTATAAATTTTTGTTCTTTTAATATTGAATCTTTTGAAATACCTTCATTTACAGGAAACATATATGCTCCATGTGTTGATGGATTCGATACGAAATCAAATGCTACTAATTCAAAATCACTTTGAACTTCCAAGTATTTATCTTTATCTTCAGTAAATACCTCCCTTATAGAACCTAATCCTCTTGAACTAATTCCAATTATAATTCCTGATGCTAGTATATTTTTTAAAATATTACCTGACGGTGTAGGTAGTATTTCTATATCTCCCATTAAATCATTACCATTCCACCACATTTTTGTTATATGATGTGATGCATTGGCTAAACTAACTACAGATGAATCAGGGTGGTCACATTCACCTAAAGCTCTTCTCTGAGTTACAAACTCTTCATTATATTTATCTGCTTCTCTCTTTAATATATCCATTGGATATACTCTACCATTTTGATTCTTAGCTCCTGCTCTTTGTAATACTCCTGTAACCCTGATTGGTCTATTATATTTTATAGCTTCATTTATTGAATCTACGTTTGGAGTAAATTTATTATATTCTATAAGTAATGATTTGTTAGATGTCATATCTTTATGTTTAATTAAACAATTCTTGAAGTTTGTTTTGTATATATACAATTTTTGAATTTATAGAATAGAATTTTTTAGAACTGTTTTGCCAAAACTGACCATCTAGTTGGAAATCTTTTTTTAATTTTAAATTATTATCTATTATTTTTTTAACATCTTCCAAATTTTTATCTATATCTATAAAACATTTGTTTAACTTCTCTTTGTTTGTATTTGAATCATCATTTTTATAATCGTAATATGTTATTTCAGATAATGATTTTTTATAAGGTATTGTATTCTTATAAGATTTTTTTACTTGTTTTCCTACAGAATTTTTTAAATTTGAATTTTTCTTAGTTTCATCAGACTTTCTTGCAGGTTTTTTCATAAATGCATTAGGCGTTTGATAACCTGCCACATTTGCCGTTACATTCTCCTCTTCCAATTGCTGAGATATATTTGATAACTCTTCTTCTATATCATCATATATTTTATCTAACTTCATAATATTCTATGTATTTATAATTCTCTTAATAATTCATAATATCTTATCATAGAAAGATAATGACTCTCCGTAATAAAACTTGAATTTTTTAACTTTGGCAGTATACTTAATATTTCTTTTACTTTTATGTCTAATACTGTATCTTCTATATTTACTAATTTAGATTTTAGTTTAGACTCTATATTATCTATATGTTCCGTGATAAATATTGTTGTTTTCTCACTATCAACGGAATTAAATATAAAATGCCTTAGTATTTCTTTTTGATTTTCATCTAAGTTAGAACTCCACTTATTATTGAATTTTTCAGTAAGTAACTTAAATGTCAATGATTTTAATTCAGGGTCTACAGATTCCATGAATTCTTGCTTATCACTTGTACTGTCCGTATTATTACTAGTTATATGATTTACTATATATAGCTTATTTTTTAAATATAACGAAGGATTATCTGATTCCCTATGCTCAAATAAATTATATATGGAAGCATATATTTTGTAGTTATCTATCTGAGTTTTCATAAATATATCTTTGTTAAAGCTTTTATTAATATCTTTAACAAGATTGTATTTACTCTTCTCTAATGTTGGGGAGTTTATCTGAGAGTGTTCTTTTATAACAGCATCCACCATTTTTAAAGCAAATTCAGGATTTTTATCCTTGTAATTATATAACGTATTATATAAATTAAGTTCTGATTTCAATGGTGAGTCATCATTGAAATATTTCTTGACAAATTTTATACTGAGTGGATTCTTACCTTGTAAAACATCACTTGTCATTTGTCTAATCAGCAATTCGTATAGAAGTCCTGTATTCTTTATTTTTTTATGTTTAAAAATCTTCGACATTATATCTTAATTATTTATTATAAATATACAATTATGAATCTAACATTTCATTTAAACTTTTCTTTCCAAAACTATCTTCCAATTGCTTCAACAATTTTGCTCTGTCTACTCCTTCTCCTTTCGTTGAAAAACCTGTATCTGACATAACTCTTTGATATCCTAAAGGGTCTCTTCCATTAGATTTATCTCTGTCAGTTCCAAACTTTTTATTTGATTTAGGTCTACCACCCATCTCTCCAAACTCACCACCATCACTTTCAACAGGTTCTTTTGATACATGCATTTGAGCTATTGTGTGTGGAGTTCCTTTAACCTCTCCTGATTGTCTAGGGTCATTACCTTCACTAGCTATCTGCTCCATTCTCCAAGCTGTAGCTTGGTCTTTCAATAATAATTCTTCCTCGGCAACCCATTCGTCCCTACTTAGATTCAATACATTTTCATATATATATTTTCTTGATACTAATTTAGAGTCTTTCATTGCATTTGCTAATGTAATCTTCTCATTTAGTATTTCTACTCTCTGTCTTTCATAAACTATAGATGGATTATTTAAACTTAATTCAAAATCAATTAAAGATGAATCAGTATATCCTTGTAAAAATAAATGTATTACTGCTATTTTATATAATTCAGATTCAAATATACTTTGAATTCTTTCAATTGTTCTTGCAAATCTTACATCTTCTGCTGCTAATACGGCTTTTCCCTCCAAATTTTCATCGTATCCTAAGAATGCTCTAGGTATCTTTAAAGCAGCCATCATTTTCTGCTTAATGTAATCAACGTCTTCTATAAAACCATCATTACTCATTCCATCTAAAGTCTCAATTTCTGTCTGATTATCTCCTCCTCTAACAGGAATGTAGACATCTTCCAACATATTTTGCAAATTAAACTTCAAATTGTACTGACCTGTTTTTTCATCTATATATGGAGTCTTTTTAGTGTCATCCATAATTTTCTGCATGTATTGGTCAATTTCATTAGGACTCAAATTACCTACAGCTATCTTATAAACTCGTCTTTGAGGTGCTCTCATAATTCTATGAATCATCATTGCATCTTCCATCAAAGAAAGTCTTTTATATTCTTTCCTAGCAGCCTCTAACATTGACCTACCGTATGGTAAGAAATTAGTATCTGAAAGTAATCTAAAATGAGCTATCTCATAATATTCATACTCATCTTTTAAAAATGGATTTCTATTTGTTAATGGTTCATATTTAAATCTAACATCATAGGGATTATATTCAGCCATCCCACCTTTGTCAAATCTAGTTTGCATATCTGATTTAAGTCCTGCTTGTTGTGCTTCCAATCCTTCCAACCTTTGCACGTCATATGAAGACATCGGAATTACATTCACAACTCCAAGTTCTTCATCTAAATCTAAAGCTAAATAAAAATCTCCATACTTACAGGCATTCCGTATCCAAGGCCATAAATTAAATTCAATATTTAATATATCATAAAATAAATTATGTAATATTTGTTTTATTTTATCATTCTGAGTTTTTATTTTTAATATAGAACCATCAGCAGACCTTATACTAGATTCATCTGCATATATGTCTAATGCTGATGCTAATATAGGGTCTTCATCCATTGCTTCATAGTCCCTATATAATTCTAGCTTTGTGGCAAAGAAGTTTGTAGAAGCATTAGGAGTGTAATACCCATGTGATTTATAAGTATGAACTCCTGTATACCTACCTCTATACGCACTATCTCTAGTTCCTACAGACTGTAACTGAGAAGTATCATAAACCTTTATCCTATTCTTGCCTGTTCTCCTAACTACTACTTTAGTAGAAAATAGTTTTGATAACCTAGACCTAAATGATTCTTCTGCCATACTTTTACTTTTTATATATGGTTATAATAACCATTTTAATGAATCTGATTCCTTATTCGGTAACTCTTGAGTCCAATTTTTATGGTCACTACTATTGCTTGAATAAAATGATTTTTTAAAATTATCTAAGGTAGCTCTTTGAATCTCAATACCTTGCTGTTTTAATTTCATTGCTGTGTCTCTTACCCAAAATGCCATTGCCCAACACATTGTTAAATCATCGTGATATCCTCTTTGAGCTTCAGCCCGACCACTTTTCCATATAAATGTGTTAAACTCATCTAAAGACCTAACGCTTCTACATATCGGAGATTTTTCTCTGAAGTATGTTTCTAGTTTAGATATCATTACAGGTCTTGTTTTCATGTTTATCGAAACACCGGGTGTCATTTTACTCTTATCCTGCAAATCATATGAACCAACTAAATGTTTAGAAATATCTACATACGGGTCATTCTTATAATGATAAAACAAATTAGTATATCCTCTATCTAATGCAACTTGAACAGTATCCCATCCAATTCCATTGTTATCTATAATCAATAATGCGTTATTCCATTCGGAAGCTACAGATACCAACATATTACCGAAATCCTTAGTACTTATAGCACCTTTATACTCGGCAACCTGTGTAACAGTTTCTACATCGATTACTACAAATGCACTCTCATCTTCTCCGTCACCACGAGCAACGTCAGCAGATATTATATATGATTTTTGATATGAAGGATACTCCCATATCCAATAATTAGCATCGAAACCTCTCTTTTCTATGGGTTCTTGAGCGTATGTTGTTCTATACCATTCTATGATAGGCCCGTCTATAACCGTATGCCCTGAAGTTATAAAGTCACAATCATTTTCTTGTGCAGCCATTTTCGGGCCGAGTAAATTATCCTGTTCATCCCTCCAAGATTGGTCTCTATCAGGATGTACATACCATGGTAATCTTATTGGGAAAAATTCCTTCCCTTGTTGTGCTATAGTCCACTTTTTATGAAATAAATTGCCCGTTCCATTTGGAGATGATATAAGTATTGCTCCACCCCCTGTAGATAGCGTAGATTGTGCTGCTGTCCATATATCATCTATAGTATCAATATGAGCTGCTTCGTCTATTACAAGTAACGACAATGCCTCAGAACGACCTGCATCTACTGATGCTGCAACTGCTTTAACTTGTGAACCGTTTTTTAGTCTTAAACTTAGCTTATTATCTTCTATAGATGAAGCTTTCAGCCATGAAGGTAAGTTTTCATACATGACTCTAACTTTAGTAACAAGGTTTTTTGCAACTTCTTGTTTTGTTGCAATAACCAATACGTTAAAATCAGAATTAAAAGTCATTTTATAAAGGATATATCCCGCTGTAAGTGTGGATAATCCTAACTGCCTTCCTTTATTAACAACAACAAATCTATTCTCTTCAAAATCAAATAGACATTGCTCTTGGAATGAGAATAGTTTAAAATTAACTTTACCTTTCTTAGGATGCTGTATTACACAGTATTTCTTCATAAAATGAACAGGGTCTACCGAACATTTTCTGTACTCATCCTCTATAATTTCTTTTAATGTTTTTTTTGCCTTTACCTCCTCTTGCATCTATTTTATATTTGCCACAATTCTATAGGATGTATATGCACTTATAACTCCTATGAAAAACCAAACAACAGGCTTTTCAATAAAATTTTTCTTATCTGCTTTTATATAATTTTCATATGCTTGTATACTTTTTTGCATATTGTCTAATCTATCGTCTTTTAATTTTATGAGTTTATCATTTATACTCAGTAATTCTTGATAATTAAAACTTTCATCTTTATACTGCTGTACTAGTATATTATTTAATTGTAGATTTTTATTTAGTTTTGTATTTGTAGTTTCTAATGAATCTATATAATTATATATTCTTATGACTTGGTTCTGAGTAAATACCGTATCAACATCTACTTGAGATATCAATGCGGTATTTACTAATAGAAATAATATAGTTAATGTATTTTTCATTTATAAATTTTTTAATTTCTTAGATATTTTTTTTATATCAGTTTCTATTGTTTTATTTTCATTAACTATACTATCTCTATTATTTTCAATTTTTTTAATCTTTTCTTTAATATTTTTTATATTATTCTTTTTGTCTTCTATTTTATTAAGTATGTTCTCTTCCTCTGTATTTATTTGTTTATCTACTTTTTCTACTTCTGCCAAACTTTTTTTTAATCTATATTCAATTATATATTTTTTTAATTTATAATAAGCATATATCAATACTACTGATATTACTATATAATACAAATAATTTAAATATTGGTTCATTTTAGTTATTTAAGTTTTGTTCCTTACTGAATTCCTTATATGGCTCAAACATATCTTCTTTTAATTTTTCAAAATCATTATCTATCTTTTCTAAAAAGCTTTTCTTATTTTGAAAATTCCAAATTTCTCTGCTACCATCCTCTTCTACATACTCTATTGCATCTAACGAGGATTTTATGATTTCTTTTTCTTTTTCAGCATCTTTAAAAAATGATACTATAGATTCATAATTTTTCCTTTTTTCGTATTCTTCAAATTTACCATCTGCTTTTAGATATGTTTCGAATCTTGTCAAACAATCTAAACACATGTTGTGAGACATGCAAGATTGTTTATCATACCTAGTATATATTTTTGTCTTTAGTTTCTCGCAATCATCATAACATTTGTCATAAGATTCTAATTCTTCTTTTAAATGGTATAGAGATTTTAAATTCTTCCGTCTCTTCACTCTATACCCTTTTTTCTGCTCCCATTCAACTACAGCTCCATTTGGTAAAACTTCTTCCCAAATTTCACCAACGTTTCTTATATTACTATCTTTGGCTTTTTCATATCCAACAATAGTTCGAGTCTGCATTTTATGCTCTCCCGCTAATAATTGTCTTACAGCTTTTATGTTTTGTAACTTCGACATAATTTATTATTCTCTTGTTTTAAATTTATTTATAATTGCTTTACGAATAAATGCATCCGATATGCTAGGTAAAGCAGACAACATCTGAATATAAGCCTCTGCCTTATCTCTTCGTGAGCTCATCCTAGAAGCGTCTTGTACAAAATTTGAAAATCCCGAAGATTTCAATAGAGATGATATTGATTTACTAGGTGATACTTCTTCTTCAGAATTTTTCTCCTGTTTAGGACTTTCAGGTTTTTTGGGACTTTCAGGTTCTTTTTCTGATTTTGGTTTTTCTGATTTTAACTTTTCTGATTTCTCAGCCTCTTGTATAAATTCTAATAATTGTTTTAAATCTTTATTTGATACTTTACGCTTAGATTCAAACATATAATCATATTTACTAAAGCGCAGCTCATTTTCTACATCAGCAGGAAGATAATCAACCCACTTTTCACCTCTAATATCTTTCTCAATCTTATCTTTCTTTTCTTCATTCGAAAGTGTTTCATCCTCTAGTGTAGGTGCTATCATCTTAGCTATAAATGTAGAAAGTTTATCAACAAACTTTGTCTTTTCTGCTTTAGTTTTTGCTTCTAATTCATTAAGTTTAGTATCATCATATCCTTTTTGGATAACTTTTTTACTCTTGGATGCTCCGATATCTTTATGACTAGCTATTCTTTTTTGAACATATGCCATTAAATCTGATATGGCAGGAGTTGTTTTATTTCCTGATTTTATATGTTTGTCTATAAAATATCCAATTTTTTCTAAATAATCAGCTTCTGTTAATCTTGTTCTATTAAT